CACACCAATTTTAAACCGTCCAAGCGGCATCGGCACAGAGAAGGTGTTTGCTTGAAAAATTTTCTGTGTCACCTGCTTACCATCAGCGCGTGTGGCTACAAACCTGGTGGTATCAAATGTGTGTTGAAAATCTGCTGGCACCTGCGCGCAAGCATGAACGGACAACATGACAATCACTACAAGTGTCATCAGCATTCCTAAGGATATAATTACTTTTGCTTTCATAATCGGTACTAAGGTTGTTTTCATAGATTTTCAGTGTACGACTTAACACAGACACTTGTGTATGATGTACTGCCTCCCCCTTGTCTTGCTCCGTAAAATATTAACCCGTTCGCTTGGTCTAATCTTGGAATAGAGGTGTATCCGCTATCAGGATCACCACTGACACCGGTAGGCCATAAGAATTCTAAGCCAGCAGGAAAAGAACTTAAATCACTGCTCCTCGTTGCAAAGCAAGAGAACCCGTCATCAAAAGCTTCTGGAAAAAATCTACCATACAGCAATAAATAGTCTGTACCAGTCCAGTATATTTTTGGATACACCTGCGAAGCGGATGAAATTGGGGATGCAACAATGTTGCTATGTTGTATTGACCAATTACCAGCTGTTGTTATGTCGTTACTCAATAGGCATCTGGCTATGTTTACGCGCATTGGAACAGTATTGTCGTTTCTGAACACGTAAGCAATCTTAATATATGTTGGATCGTTAGGGTCTTCAAACCAACTTGCTCCATGATTGAATTCACCTGGCCCATCACCGGCATCAAACAGAGCTCCTATATACGTCCACGAGTATCTATCAGAAGTAGATGCAGTAAGTATCGCAGTAAATTGAACTGCGGGGCTTTCGTTTGTTCTAACCGATGCTAGCATGTACAATGTGCCGGAGCGCTCATACACATCCATAGGCATGATCGAAACGTTTGGAGAAATACCAGACACGTTGAAAATTGGATTTCCGACATTCTTAGTTCCTGTGTATTGTCCCGATAAATCAAAAGCTCCTATAGAATACCCAGTAGGGTCTCCGCCAGCTTCATCCGTTCCTCCATAATACATAGTGTTCAAGTATCTACCCATGCCGAACACTGAGCCATCGTCCCATGAAACTTCTGCACCTGTTGTAAATACAACCTTAGTGCCTTCAATGTCTGAAACCGTTAATAATGGTGATTGGTATGTCAGCTTAAAGTTTACCCACGCATTACGCATTTCAATTTCTTCTGCATCCGTTAAGGGGGCGCCGACTCCCCAATTTGAAATTATGCCGGGATAAAAATTATCAATTGTAGCGGTGTCTACTCGCCGTCGTGCTAGTAATGTAATTGTGCCGTTAGGAATAGCTATTGAAGCCGTTGTTGCTGTCTGTGTGCCGCCTCTACGAAACATTCTTTTCGCATTCGAAGCAGTTCGTCGAATAATGTACAGTCCCCTATCTTCTCCAGTGTTAGTAAAATCCATGTTCGTGTTGTCATGGATAATGCATTTAGACCTACCGTCAGATGAGGCCTTAGGATTCATCGTTATTTGTGCCGTGGCCGCGCGAATAGCAAATATATTTCCAGTGGTAGACGTGTTGTAGCTTGACGCATCACATGTATAACTCGCCGAGTTAATAGAATACAAGAGACCACCATCGGTGGACGGATTAAAATTTGTATCGATGTAAGAATCACCATCACCGCCGTTTGTAAACCCTAACGCGGAATGACTTCCATCCCATGATCCAACCAAAGCGGTTAAAGTGAGCAATGGATTATTAGCAGGATCAACATAATCAATACGCGCAAAATCAGAATATCCTACAGGTGTAGCCATTACGTAAAACCTCAGATACTTTGACGCAAGTATATCTTCCGATGGTATTAAAAATAAATTATCAAGTTGACTAAGAAAAGAATCAGGAGGGACAGAAAAACCCTCTGTATTTGCTCGGTTGATGACCGCTTGCAATCTCGCACTAGGCACGAAAGGCTCAGACCCTCCGCCGGTGGAGCCACCTTGTTGTGATACATTTGTGACAGCGCGTACTCTCTTCCTGCGGATGCGCATATACTCACCGTATATCCAGTCTTTGTCGTTTGGGTTTACAATTATAGCCACGTTATTATCATTTACCTGTACTGTTGTAAAATCATCTTCACCTACTTCAACGCGCACACGCTTATTTTCAATCTTATGGCTCATCTATCCCGTCAAATATACCGTTATGAAAATAAGCCTTGCCGTTTAACCACGTTTCCTGAATGTCGCTTACATAAAGCTCCCAATAGTACTCTCCTTCGTCTATCAGTGTCTGTGCTGACGTTACTTCTGCTGTCAGTACATTTGTTTCATATACAGCGAACTCAAGACCAAAACCTAGAGTCAAAGATATTACATTTGAAATAGCCCCTGGATTTGTCTTTATAATTAATGTAAAAGTATGTCCTGTTATATCTAAGTCAGCCAGATCAGCATCGACAAAAACAAAGTCTTTTGTGTATGCCCTGTTAATCCTAAAGTACAGGTCTAGTCTTCGTGATGGATCAAATGTTGAACTAGGTATCATTTGTTGACACTGCTTTGTTTACTCTTACAATTGTATTGTTCCTTCCGCCTATAGACGAAATTGCAAAACTCATCTCATCTTTACATAGGTCTTTCCACAATGGGTATTTCGTGGAGTCTTTCTCCTTCTCCAACTTTAGAAAATTTATCATTCTAAACCGGTAATTGTTTGCTCTCTCTAGGACATTTTTTTCGAGAGAGAACATTTTAACATCGTTGATTATCTCACTGTTGTCATCATTAAATTGTCTTATACCGGTAGGTGTAGACTCAACATTGGCGAACTTCAAAAAATAGAAATATGTTTGCCACGCTAAGTAGTCTTTGATGTAATCATACAACGCACGGTTATCATCAGTTAGATCGTTAGGATACTGTGTCTCTATTTGTTCATAGAAAGAAACACCTAAAATATCTTCAAGCCTTTCTTGAGACATTTTTAAAACTATCTTGTATTTCTTTTCATCAATGTTTGATGAAAGAAAGCACGCCTCATTAAGATACGATAGCGGGATTAAGTTCTTCATCTTTCAACCACTTGTTTAATTGTTCGTCATTCAAACCAAAACCACTCTTGAGCATATCCGAAGCCTGATCGTATGTTAGTTCCCCCTTATCAAATCTCCTGACAATTCGTAACATCTGCTGCATCTGTTTGCCAGTCATGTTTCTCATGTTCTCGTCTACCTGTGCGGGCTCAGATGTCATCGCACCTGGTACAGGCTGAGACCTCAACTTAATAGACGGCATATTCTGACGAATAAAGTCTCTCTTCTCGTCAGGTGTAAGCACTTCCCAAAACTTATCTTCAATCTCTATCGGCTCAGATATAGGCGAGTAGTTCACTATCGACACGCGACCGATCGTGGTTCCTGGATTGAGGTCAGGATCAAGGTTTGGTATCAGCACTTCGTTGTAGAACTGTTCCAGACAGTTTCTCTCGTCTTGTGTATTTGTCTGCATGATTTCAATAGCCTTTTGAATCTCTGATCCTGCTGACCCTAAAGATACACCCTCAGATATGTTAGCGAGTATAGAAGGCACCTTTGTGGCTACCGTGATATTCTTAGTTGTTAAATCTTGCAGTGTGTTGAATAACGTGTCATTAGTGTTGTTTGGGAATGCCTGAATATCTACTGCCTGTTCTTTGTTTAGAACCCACTTAACAAACACATTTCCTCCTTTATCAGCGCCAGAGAAGTTATCCCTCATCTGCTCGTCAAACTCTTCTCCAACGGTCTTTGTTGATCGTTTGGTCTTGTTTCCGTTCTCGTCAGTCTCTGTAACCTGATACTTGGGATTCTTTGAGGGGGCGTTTGGATCACCTACGATTGTCATTAAAACGGACTGAAAGAACCCGTTGTCCAGGTTGTTTGCATGAAAAGCCTGTATGGCTCCGTCAATGTAAATCCACTTTTCAGCGCTGAAATAATCCGGATTAGGGTAGAATCTAAACAGTGGTTTTGTGTTGCCGTAGTAGTATACCTGTCCTTTATAATCTTTCTTCTGAGCCTTCATCTCTTCTTCGGCATTCTCAAGATCAAAGACAGGGTACTCCTCGGTATATTTTTTTTGGTACTCCTTCGTACCGAAATATGGATTATACTTTATGCTTGAAATTTCAGATATGAGATCGTCTGCCGGCTTACTGAACCTTAGCGACTCGAAGTCCATCTCATAGGCGTTAGTGATCTTTACGTTGCCGTTGTATTTAAAGCACACCGCAAAACCATCGAAAAGCGCGTAAGTATCGCATAGCTTTGAGTGCAAATCCCATAACGTTTGACCCTTCTGGTTGATTTTTATCTTCATCAACTTCCGGTCTGAGAACGCAGCGCCTTTAATAAATTTGGCTGTAGTGCCTATACATGATACCGCCGCCGGCGATGAATACACCAGTTCAGCAAGCTTTAATGGCCAGGCGTTGTCCTCTCCCCATATTATGATGCCTTCAAAAGCATCCTTCTGTGTAGCCGTGGTAGGCTGTCTCTTCAGAGCTACTGGGTAAGATTTTGGTGTTGGAGAGATAGTTCTTTCCTCTCTAGTGAATTTCCTTGTATATTTTTTCACGCTTTAATTTACCAATATAGCGTGTTTTCGATTAAGAAGGGTGATTCCCCCATTTATCGCAGCCGTCATCAAGCTGCGAAAGTGATATTAGCGGACACCCGCACCTACCGCAGACTATCCACCTTCTGAATTCACATGTCTTGCAAATGTTGAGCCTGTCTTTTCGTGGCCCATTTATGAACAGTGTATACCAAGCGAAGATAATTCTTTTGAGTTTTCGTAGTGCTGATGCCATTCTCGTATTCTTTGCTCGTCATCATAAAGATAGTGAACACCTAATTTCCATGCCTTATTAAAGCTAGACATTCTTTCTCTGTATATCTTGTGTCTCTGCACAAGTCTATCAGGCCCTCCTATATTTCGGTAATGAAATAGAACGAGTGTTTCATGTGAAACTATTATATCACCTTTAGGCTTGGCCTGGTGGCACCCGTACACATATCCTATCTCCTTAAGTCTAGGAGAAAACATTACGTACTTTGAGTAGTTGTTGTCTAAAATTCCTGTTTGAATCTCTAAAAAATCATCTTTAGGCATCTGGTGAGAGAAAATATTAAACCCTTGTGTCCTTACGATCGTTCCAGTTGGATGTTCTGGCTCCTGTAGTATCTCGTCAGAGTCACACACAATGACATAATCAAACCGTGACCTCTTCCAACAATGATTTTTTACCTTCAAATATTCTTTATCGTCCAGCACTCCCTTTGTTCCGAACTTTATAACATCGCATCCCATATCCCTTGCGACATCGTCTGTACCATCATCTGAATAGTTGTCGTACAGCGTTACCTTCTCGCAGAATTTTTTGTAGTGTTTTATAGTGAGGTGAATCGTGTCCCTTTCGTTCCACCCGATGATAAATGCTTCAATATTTGCCATTGTGTCGATTCATACGTATAGAATTCATCGTAATAATGCTTTACGGCTATTTGCTTAGCTTTGATCTGCTCATGATTCATGCTGTTTATGATCTTCCAAGCCTCGCGACCGGTTGCCGCCTTAATTCCGTAATAATTAAAGTCTACCCAAAACGGCTCTATAAACCTGTCCGAGATGTAAACAGGAATAGCGCCATACTGCATTGCTTCACATATTCTAAATGAGGACGGCCCATATCCACGCGGGCAAAGAGCGAAGACAGATCGGGTCATTAGTCTGCAATACTCATAAATAGGCAGATTATTTGCTATGTGTCCTGGTAAATTATTCCTAAGTGGGTGAGTCTTGCTTCCTGAGAATGAGCAAAATATGTCTCGTGTATCAGTAAAGTCATATGGGTGCGGCATCGTCAACAACGAGATAGGATAGTCAATCCTTCCTCCACCTGACCCTATAATCATAAGGTCAAGATGATTGACATTATTTAGTATTCCGTCATCGTATTGAAGGATAGTAAAATACTTTTTTGAAGTATCAAGTGAGTCGATAAACTTTTGCAAATCGGATATTGCTGATTTATCTTTTCCGTAGTTGTTGTTTACGTAGTATGATGTCCAAAATATTGGTAGGTAGTGACGATCACCGAGAATTACGTCAGGGGCGTTATCGAAAAACCACTCCTCAAATATTTTAAAGTTATTAGGCGGATAGTCTACACGTATGTGTGGCCTGAATTGTTCTGGTACTTGTATCATTTGATGTACAGAGCATCGCCCCATCCGGTATTGCCTACCCAATAGGTTTCTACTCGTTTAAATCCAAAGGTAGATAGGTATTCGTCAATTTCTCCAACAAGAGCACATCCTTTGTAAAGCTCTTCTTTGTTTACTTCAAGGTAGGCCCATTTGAATTGATGAAGTAAGTCTCCCATTCCTTTCAGGGCTTTTAGTTCAGCGCCTTGAATGTCCATGTTTAGAAAGTCGTATCCGCCCCAACACCCATGTTGATCTAATCTTTTCATTTTCATTACCACTTCACCAACATAATGAACTTCTGGATGTGCTTTTTTATGAGTCCATAGCTCTAAAATTGAACTACTTTGTCCTGCATTATTAGAGATATGCAGCTTTACTTCCAGACCTTCCACATCACCGATTAACGCATTGTAAACTTTATGTCCATACCTGTAACTTGTATTAATCCGTAACTGAGGTATTAGCTGCTCATTCGCCTCAATCCAAGCCACATCTTTAATCCCCAACTCATTATAAACCGGGGCCTCCTCACCAACGTTAGCACCAACATGCAGTACGCCTTTTGGTTTGATGTTGTACTTTGGAAATAGTTTTCTGAAATCTATAAGCATTATCGTACGATTTCTTTTGAGTAAAGCTCCATGTAGTATTTCTTTTCTTCTTCGGAAGACCCTGGCACGTGCATAATAAAATCACCTTTTTCGAAGTGAATATGTTTTGTGACGAACTCTTTGTTTGACAGTACCTTTATGTTGTCCATCAACTCAGGTCTAGCTCTTACCAATTGCGTCAGACAACTGTTATCATTATCCGCTTCATAATCCGGATTGAATGACCACCACTGATATAATATGTCAGACCAAGCCTTAAACATAAAACAACCAGCCTGCAAATCTCCATCCAAAGTAAGCAGCATATCATTTCCGTCCAAAGATGGCAACGGCTTTGCCATGTTTGTAAATATACAGTCTGCATCTATCCACATATTTACGCTGCCATCTCTGCAATTTTGCCTAATTACGTCATGCTTATACCAATATTTGTTGCTTATGTCAATTTCGTTCTCGTAGTGAGCAACAAGGTGATGCCCCCACCTTTCGCAATACTCCTCTATGTTTCTTAGCGAGATGTCGCGGTAGATACACTTACCGGCGTACCCTGTTAGTATTGTGATTTGATCCATTGGTACGTTAGTTCCATGCCTTCACGTAAGCTATACTTTGGCTCCCATCCGAGAACATCACGAATTAAATCATTGTTCGAATTTCTTCCCCTTACTCCTGTTGGGCCATCAATGTTTTTGATGTGAATGTCTTTCCCGGAGATGTCGATAATCATCTTTGCCAGATCGTTAATAGAAATCATCTCCTCTGATCCTATGTTGATAGGCTCTTTAAAGTCAGACTCCATGAGTAACCGCACAGCGTCTATGCAATCATTAATGTAAAGAAACGAGCGCGTTTGGTTTCCGTCTCCCCATATTTCAAGATTATTATGGTCTTTGCTTGTTGTTGCGTGTAGTAGCTCAACTACCTTCCTGCAAATAGCCGCCGGAGCTTTCTCCTTACCTCCTCTATAAGTCCCCTCCGGGCCGTAGATGTTATGGAAACGTGCTATCCTTACGTCTAGGTTATGATTGCGTGCGTAAGCAAGGTAAAGACGTTCACTGAATAGTTTCTCCCATCCGTATTCTGAATCGGGGTTTGCAGGGTAGGCGTGTGATTCTTGTAAACCACCACACCAATCCATATTAGCATCTTCCTGAAATTCCTTCGGATACATACAAGCCGAAGAAGAGTAAAATACTTTGCCGACTCCGTATTCTTTAGCCAAATGGCAGACGTTTAAATTAATAGTAGCGCTGTTGTGCATCACGTCTGCGTCATGTTCACCTGTGAAGATGTATCCAGCCCCGCCCATGTCTGCTGCCAGTTGATAGACTTCATCAAACGCAATTGATCCTCCAAACGCTCTAGGCAGAAATGTAAACTCGTATGTAATGTCAAGTCTCATCACCGCCTCAACATTTCGTGTATCACGTAAATCATAAATTAGAAATTCGTCAGCCTCTGATTCTGAAAAGTCCGGTTTCTTTAGATCAACCCCGCGAACCCAGTATCCATCTGATTTCAATCTCTTTACAAGGTGGCTACCTATGAACCCACCGGCTCCTAGTACAAGTGCTGTTTTCATTTCATTGCTCTTAGTTTCTTTAATATGCTTTCGTGAAGGCCTTTTGGTGTTCTTCTTACATTATGCTGGTAGTGGCTGCCATCGTGTACTCTGTGTTCGTACTCCATACCAGGAACTACGTAGATTGAATTACCAGCTTCGAGCCATCGATAGTTGAAGTAGATTGAATCGCTCGTTACAGGGTCTATACTGCCGTCCCAAATTCTTAAATACTCGTCACGATTCACAAAGAAGTTACACGCATTCAGCATAGTCTCAAACCAGCGGTCATGGATGTAATTTCCAGCGTTTGATTTAGTTATCATCATTCCGTTGTATTTGCTGAAATTAAAGTGAGGCCTAGCAAACGAAGGTTGAAGTATGCAGCGTTTGTCATGTGGAAGGTGTTCCATTATTGCATCCAAATAACTACGATCGATCACGTTATCAGAGTCCAGTAGTATAATCCATTCGTTAGAAGCCTTACTTACTGCTTCTCTCTTGTTACGATAGCAGTCTAAGTTTTTTTCGTTAAGAAATATTTTAACTTTGTCAGGCTTACTATATAGTGTATATAGTGACAATTGCGTCAAGATTTCAAAGTCGTTACTATGATCATCCACAATCACAATCTCTCCTATCCGCTCATCGTGTAGGACTTTCTCGAAAGATTGCAAGAGCAACTCAAACCGGTTGTACGTAGGTATGCAAATTGAAATCATATCTGCGTCCACCAAACGTAACCATCCTCAAGATTCACTTTACCGAATATCTCATCAACTGCTTTCTTTATACCTGGATAGCTTGGATGATCGTAGTCATGCCCAGCTACAATTCCACCAGGTCTTACGCGTTGTCTCCATATGTGAATATCTGTGTACAAATCTTCATACGTGTGTCTTGCGTCGATGAACACAAAGTCCAACTTGCCCCTGATCATTGCCCATGCGGCGTGGGATGTTTCGCGTATCAGTTCGCCTCTAGGCCCTCGCTCCCTGTTAATTCTCCTCTCAGCTAATAAATACAGTTCTTCGTACTCTTTTTGCGTGAAGTGCTGACCGTTCGGAAGAGAATATCCGTCTGTGTTCGGGAATACAAGTGTATACGGATCGACACAATACAGCCTCTTTATTTCTGTGTTGTCAAGTATAGCGCAGGCATGCCCACCAAATGCTACGCCAATCTCAGCGCCAACAGTGAAGCCAAAATGATTTATTATACGCGGCATGACATGATAGTATAGTGGCCCCCATCCGCGCCCGGAGCCGTCAACCCCTTCGGCCTCGTCTGCCATTTTTTGAATAATCTTCCATGTTTCCATTTTATCTGAATTTTATTTTTATCCAATCTGGAGGTATCAAGTCTTTTGCCGGCTCAGTACCTCGTTGTCTAGCTGAAACTACTACGCCGTTGTTTTTTCCATACCATGACAAGTTGTGTGGACAAACAACGGTTTTATCAGTATAAGGACTGAGCCACGCCGACCACCAGCTAAAGGTGCTGTTTGAGATAATGTGATTTCCACATGACTGCAATACACTCAAATCTTCTCTCTCGTTGCCATTGAAAAACTCCACGTCACCTTTTATATTCTGTTTACACCATTCAATGTCATCGGAGCAAACAATAAACTTTTTGTTTTCAAACAGTTCTTGTGATGCGCTAATGTATTCAGGCGTCACCGGGTCAAAGTTGTCAACTAAGTTAACATAATCCCCTCTTCTTACATGTATACTTACACAGTCTTTGTACTCTGGATAGTAGTCAAGTTTAAATATTTTCCTTACCTCGTTCTCACAGTGTTCAAAGTATTTGTACGACTGAAAGAACCCAGCGAGTAAAACGTTAGGCCCACAGTGAGGTATTTCTACATAGTCGTACATTGAAGGATCGTACCCTCTGCCTCTTCGTGGCCACGTTATCGGATTATCATACGTTTTTGGAAGGCTTGGAAAAACTTTATGGATAGACGACTCATTCGAGTTATAAGGAACTGCCCACGCATAGTTATACTTCTTCGCATACCCTATACATGCAGCGGTTTGAAACATAGAGTTTCCTAGACGACCGATAAATCTAGTTGTAACCATAACTCATAGCGATATAACCTTTAAGTCCTTGTCATTAATCCAAATGCTGAACAGCCTCTCAAGTACAAATGGCGCTATAGGCCAGTCGTCTCTGCCTGTCATCTCTTTGTATGCACGCTGTTCCTCCTTTGTTTTCTTGGTTCTATAGTTTGCATCCAACAGAAAAATATCCTTGTTATGCTCCATAAAATCAATACAAGGTATAAGACATGTTCGAACATACTCTTTGTAAAGATTACCATTCGCAACAAAATGGTTTTCATAGATTGCACGCTTAAGCTCATTTGGGACATTAATGAACTCACGTAGTTTTTTAATCGCAATATCCCATACGCCGCGATGCCAAATAGCAGCCATAGCCAAAGGCATGTGCGAAGGAGCCCTGGGGGTAAGTATCGCAACATCATAATCATTATTTATAATACTCTCTTCCGTCAACTCACCTTTTGTATGTCTTCTTACGTCTCCCCTCTTACGAGCCAGCCGCCATGAACAAATAGATATACGCTCTGCGTCAACGAAAGGAACCATAGACGCAATAACAGTATTTTCGAAGTAGTGTGTTAGCGAATCGTTTTTAACAGGAGTCGCAAACGGATACAGGTATTCGAGTTGGTCGTCATCATAGTATATCTGAAAGAACCCTAACTTTGCAGCCATTTCGTTACAGTTTCAAAACACATTCCGCAGTTTGGTTTTAGCTTAGTGCCACGCTCTGTATTGTATCGTTTGAAAGCCTCCTTCCACAGCTCGCTACTAGTCATTCTATTGAGCTGCCCACTTGTCTGTAGGGCAGTGTAAAGTTCCTGCTTTGTCATCTGAAAAGCTCTCATAAACTAAAAGTCCCGGTCATTCAGGTCAGTTTCTCCTTGCGCGTAGAAACATCCCCAAAAAACCGGGACTCTTATTTTGCGCAAGGATTATGTAAAGATATACAAAATTATTAAATCTCATAGCCCTCTATCCGGGCCAATGTTTGTGCGTAAGTGTTGACAAAAAACCGTAGTGGCTTGGTAGGCTCCTGGCCTGTCAGGGTAATCGTGTCGGTTGTATCCGAGTCTCCCGTCTGTCCGGTATTCTGAACATCTGCCGATGCTGATAGGCCATTCCTTGCGCCCAAGATGAAGAAGTTGCTGTTATTGTCCTGTGCGACAATGAAAATATCGTTGCCAACACACAAATCCTGAAAGACGACATCGTCCTCCGTGGAGTTCAAAAACAGCTTGCCTGTGAACGTCTGTATGAACGACTTGTTGCCGCCAGCAGCTACCGACAACTCAGACCCAAACGAGTGCGCAAACTTATTACCATCGAAACGATACAACCCGCCATAAGCCAGGAAGTCCATTTCTGTAAGGTCTGAAGATTGGTCAATATCAAACTGTGTGTTAAGGTCAGACAGGTATCCTACCCAAAACGTTTTTCCTGCCCCGCCTACCTTTAGAATGTCGGTACACTCATTGGTGATACCCTGAGTTATCTTACAATTTGCCATATCGCACCTCCTTTAGTATGCGATGGTTTGAAGATCGCAGTGTAAGTATTGATAACCGAATTTCATGTCTCCCTCGAAATAGTACTTGCGGTCTTTGCGCTCATACCATCCTTCGATCTTGTTTAGGTCAGCAGTGCTCTCTACACCCAGGTAATGGTTTTCCTTCGTGGTGTAGATGATAAGGTTTGAAACTGTGCCGTACCACGGATTGGTCGTATCTTCAAGAAGTGTATCCCAGAAGTAAATCGGTGTTACATTAATTCCTCGGTACTGAAGCTGTCCACTTGGCCCCTTCATCAAAAGAGAGAATTGCATATCTGAGCCTGTTGAGTTTGACTCGTATGACGTCAATAGGTTCTCATACACAGACCCGGTCACCCAAAACTCTTTCTTAGAGTTTGGTATCGCCTTCAAGATATTTGCTGACTCCTCGTAACATGCTTTCAGTGCTGTGAGAGCAAGTCCAGCAGTCAGCGTGCCAATATCTGTTGATGCCCGGCGCACACAGTAGTTTGACCCTCCTGACGTATCGATAAGCCTTGTAATAAGGCCATCAATCTGATTCCAGTCTTCGTCTGCATCATCTTGAGCTGCAAAGCATACTTTACGGAAAACATCTCTCCGTATCGCGTCCTCTATCAACTGCGTGATGATCGTGTTAATAGGCGTGCCGGAAGGATCAAAGGACTGATTCCCGGTCTTAAGCCACTCTTGCGCGAGGATATTGTACAGCCCGCTCAACTGCTGTGTAAAGTCGTCCTTACACCACTCAAGCCCGACTTCGTGCTCTTTTGTTACGAGAGTCGTGTTTGTGATCGTTCCTGTTCCTGTGAACTGTCTCTCACACCCACGGTAGGGCTTAAGTATCTTGCTCAACTGATTGAGTAGATTGTATCGCTTACTGTGACTGATTCCCTGGTCTATGATAAACATATCAGAGAGTGCCGGTGTGTCCTCTGTGGGCTTGAAGAAAACCTCAAGAGGAAGAATACCGGGATAAGTATAGTTGAAATTTACTTCTAATGCGCTGGCCATGATTTAGTTTCGTTTAAGTAATGGAAAATTCTCGGCGAGGAAGTCTTTTGTTGCTGTTGACCAGTAGTCTTCCTTGACCTCTGTTTGTTTTTTTGCTGTAACGCTCTTTTTTGGCGGCTCAGGGCTTCCTACGGTCATTTTCTTTATTGCCTCGTAGTCGGACTGAAGAGCTTTTATCTCTCTGGCAAATGTCTGCTCTTGCTCTGTCTTTGCGTTCTTGATCTGAGCAAGTTCATTTTTTGCGGCCTCAAGCTGCTGTCGTAGCTCATTCATCTGCTCCTCTGGACTCATCGCGGGCCTAATCTCTGCGACAACTCCGCCTGTAACGACTACTACCTGTCCGTCAGCAAGCGGGTATTCACCGTCAGGAGCCGGGGCACCATCGATAAGCGCAGGCATGCCTACTAAATTAGCAGGGTCTTCGCTGTCAACGAACAACATGCCGCCATCTTGAAGCGGTAGATCAACGTTCTTTGGTGCTGGTGGCCCTGCCGGGAAAATATTCTCTACCAACTTCTTAAGCTTTTCGCCGAAGTTTTCTAAAGTTGTTTTGTCTTCTGGTTTCATTTTTTCTGGTTTACCTAGTGCAACTGCTCTTATTTCAGAAAGTACTTCATCTACAAAGCCATAGTTTAGCGCTTCGTCTACGTTCATCCCCGTTTCACGATCCATCATTTCTTTAACCTTTTCAATTGGAAGCCCGGTTTTCTGCGCATATATCTGCGACATTTCCCCCTCTATTCTTCTGAGCTCTCCTGCTTCTTTTTCGAAGTCTTTGGCTTCCATGCTGCCTTGTACGCTCATGGAGGGGTTGTGGATCATATAACGAGATGGTCTGCGGATGCTTATCTTTTCACCAGCCATTGCAATTAGAGTAGCGATAGACATACACTCCCCTTCAATGATTGTTGTGATATTGCGCCCTGACGACTTTAAGAGATGATAAGTATTATACCCTCCGTAGACAGAACCGCCGGGAGAGCTTATATGCAAAATGATGTCCTTTTTACCGGCGTTCTCAAGAGAGTCTAACTGCTGCTTAACTCTAGCGTCCTCTTCTCTGCTTACTTCGCCTTTGATGTAAATATGGCCATAGTTCATATTCCAAATTTACCTTATAGCAAAAATGGATATACGGACAGGGAATCCCTATTTTTTTATTATGGCTTCGTAGTACTTGTTTCTGTATCGCCTGACGTCTTCTTGTAACTCTCTGATCTTCTCATTGAACGACTCCTTCTGAACAATATATTTTATCCTGCGAACAGACAAGCCGTATTGTTTAGCTATTATTTTGTAGCCTCTATGTCCTTTAGCTTTTGCTTGTTCGTAGATATACTGGTCTCTTGTCATCCTCTTCTCGATAATGATTCTTTAACAGATACCTTTCGTGAAACCTGGTTAAACTCTTTTACCCCAACCACCGGGTTTGGCATATTTCGTATCATGTCCATAACTGCTAATGATTGATTAGCATTTTGTAACTGTGAGTTAACAACTACTCCGCCATCCTGGTATCCAAATCCTCTTGAGCGTCTTGACCTGTGTGTCGGTCTCATCGCGTCAACTACCGATGGCCCTCCAAGCATAGACACATCCTGTGCGTTGAATACAACTTCATTTTTATGCACTATACCAGCCGGCTGATTACTTCTCCCTGTACCAGTGTACCCACCGGATTCGAATCCAATAATTTTCTGTGCGTTAGCCAGACCACGAACAATTGTGGCTGCCGCTAAGATAGGGCCAAACAGTGGGCCGGCACCTGTTGGCGGATCAGTTAAGGCTGATGTTGCTGCTCGGTATGTATCAATATAATTCTGAGACAGTGCCAACGCCTTATAAGCTACCGACTCCTGCTCAAATAGTTGTGATGTCGCATTAATAAATGCTGATGTAGCTCCTAATGACTGCTCTTCAATCTGACGTTTTGCTTCCGCTGCCTCTCTTTTTTGTTGTACTTCCTGTATGTAGAGTCTGTTGTTAAGGTCTAGTAAATCGTTATTCAACTTTTCCCTCAAGTTAAATATTGCCTCGCCTTCAAGTCTTTCTTGATCTACTAGTGGTGATCCTGAGACATCAACAGTTGATCGAGTTACGTCAGTGTCAGGTGCTCCCTGCTCTCTTCTAATAAATTCTTCAAGCTGTAGCTGCTCTTCAAGAGCTTTAACAATAGCCCGGCGAGCGGTGACGTTTTCGGTTAACATTCCGTTGATTCGTTCTTGCTCGTCTAAAATCTCAGACTCAAGCTCAGCAACCCTTTGTTGGGCCTCACGGTTGTTTTCAAAATTAGCGGTGCTTTCTTTTATTGCCTTTATTTGAGATTGCAAAACAACTACCGTTCTGTTTATTACCCTTCCCTCTTTATCAAGAGCGCCCTCGAGTAACTTTGATAATTGATCTGTTGCTGCTATTCTCTCACGTAAGGATTTTGTTTCATCATCCCTAATTCTCCTCTGTAGCTCTGCTTGTCTTTCATCTTCTTTTTGAAACCCACGCGCAAAGGCTAACGATATTTGAAGTTCCCTTAGTCGCTCAAGTGCTTTCGCTGCTTCGTCTGCTTTCTTTCTGAGATTTTCAATGTAATCGCTTACAGCGTTATCCGTTACAAGATCAAGCCCTTTAATAATAGGAACAAACTGTATAAGCTGAAGGTACTTATCAGTTAGTTTTGAAAACAAACCTTCTCCTCCTCCTCCATCAGGGCCACCAACCAGCCTTCCTATATCCTCAGTTATTATTGAGAAGACAGAAGTTAATTTATCAGTAGCAAATTGTAAGTCCCTTGCTCCTGTTGTGCTCTTAGCATACACAGCACCAAGAGCCGCAACTACCCCAACAGCTGCTGTTGCAGGATTCAAAAATGCCGTCAATTTACCTGACAAATCACCAACCGAAACACCGGCTATGTTTATTTTACTAGCAGCATCTTTGACAGCTTCTCCATAATTACCTACGTTCCTCCCAAAATCTCCTCCAGCTTCCTCAGACTCCTTTATAGCATCATTTAGCTGTTTTATTTGATTAGTTAGTTTCTCAAATTGCTTCGCTCCTTCTTTTGTAGACCTATCGAGATTATCACGCTCTCGTTTTAATGCAATAAGTCTCTGCCGTTGTGCGTTAAGAGAATTAGAGTTTGTGTCTATTGCTTTGGTTAGATTCTTGTAGTTCTCCTGCTCGCGCTTCAAAGAGCGCTCTAACTCAATAGTCTCTTTTGTGTACTCGTCAACGTCCTTTGTGCCTGCAATATATTCCTTTCGTAATTCCTGCTGAGCTTTCCTGACCTGCTCTATACTCTTTCTGGTCTCTACCAACTGATCATTTAGGTCACCCTGGTTGACCTGAATGTCTAGTATTATCTCTTCTCTCTCGGTAGCCATTACAATTTTATTAGTTCATCGGTACAAGGTAATTCCGATCCCTGGTATCCGGTTATCAAGTTAACAAAAAACAATGAATCAAAATCTTTCGTAGAGACGCGGACGGGCGAAATCAAATCGATCTGATTAAACACTTTCTCCGGTATATTCATAGTACAGGTTACCTTAACAGGATCATTTAATATCCTTTCAATGTCTTCAAAATAGTCCTCCTTTAATCCTTTTTGACTTGACCCACTTATCCTATTGAAATATAGGGCCTCTTTTTTTGGGCCTGAATTAAATGGAAAGCCTAAATCAGGAAAATAAAAATAGGCGAATGCCATTCCTAGTTTTGTGCCGTTATATCTGATGCTTGTTATCCCTGAAAACTCTGTGAATAGCAGTGACGGACTGTTTGTGTTGTACTGATATAGAAGCAATACCTGGTCATCATTGTCTATATCAACTATCTCTAGTTCTGTAATTGTCGCTGTTGCGTTTGTGTCGTAGTTGCAGTCATATAGTTCTACATAGTTAGCACCTGCGACCTCAATCACAAACTCGCCATTATATCCGTCATTGCTTGAGTCTGATATTCTTACAAGTGTCCCTGCTGTCAGAGCACCACCAGAACTCCAATTAAATCTGGCAACCCCGCTACTATTTGTTACACTCGTTATTGCTCTTGTTTGATCGGTATCTTCTGTCTCAGCAAAGTTCAGTGACGGCAATGATGTTCCTATCAACGATATGTCTTTTTGAAATGGAGCTGTGAACAATAATGTAAATAAATCAGACTCCTCCTCCAGAAACGCATTTGAAATATCAATAGACCCAGACGCATATTCATTGGTGTTTGATTCATTGTACTCATCAACTTCATCGGATGACTGCTGTGAGTATCTTAGTAGATTTCTCTTATCATAACTAGATGCAATGTCTATGTAGTCAACTGTATAGTCAGAAACATACATGCTTAAATCTATTGCCTCTTTCTTAGGTATGTTTTTAAACAAGACAGTATTTATTGTCTTTGAGTATGGGTCATAGCTAGGAACAATATTGAAAATCTTAAATATGTCAACAATAAAATCAGTACAGCTAACATCCGGCAGAAGGGTATTTGCAAACACGTTCTTCAGCTTTATAGGGATCATCTTTATCCATGAGTCCTCCTGTATTGTAAGTGAGCTAGTAAACAGATGTGCTGATTGCAGTTCAATTGTATCCCCCTGTTCAATACCGCTAACCTCAACTGTTTCGACAATTCTGTTTGTAGCGTTGGCAGCAAACGATCCGATTACCTCTGTTCCATTCCTTACAATCGTGAACAATGCTAGGCCAAGATTAGTGACTCTGAGGTTCACCTGTACTGACATCTTTATAATGCCAACGTCAGCTATGTACTGACTGTTAGATGAGTCCCAATTCGAATAAACGGAATCATTATACGGGGCTGATTCATTTGTAAATGTTACCTTAGTAAATGATCCTGGCATTACTTGTGCGCCAGTTTTTCCTATGTATACAGCCCTGTCTTCATTATTTTTTTTTTGGCTGTTATTTGATGTGATGAGTGAGTTAAACCTGCTGTCTTTTAAAAGGTCTCCGGCAAACTTAATACCTGTATTTGAAGTGATTGCTTTAAACACATCCTTGACATGAATGAACGGATGGAAGTCTCCATCGAACATATATCTCGACTTCCTGTTCGTTAGGTTGCCTTTCTCAACTAAAGGAAATACAACGCCAGAATTATTAAGCCATGACGCTGTGATAGATGACGTATTCAAAGGAACATCATATTGAGCCATGTTTAATTCTAGCATTGGCACGTCCAACTCCTCCATCCAATTTGTGTTACCTGAAAAAAATGAACAGTCTATTGTTTCGGTAATGCCATCGATTCGAATAAAGCCTCGGTATATTTCTGTTCCTGAATTACTTAATAATGTTGCGTCTATCCTGCTGTATATTCTTTTGTTTACCTCCTGGATAGACGTTATCCCTAATTTGCTGCGGGTGTCTGACGTGTTGGCAAGGCTAAATGAGTAGCTAAAGTCACCCTGTGATTCACCAATCGATTCAAAAACTTTTGATTTTCGCTCGATCTCAATCTCTACAGGTTCATTTATAAACTCATCTCCTACCTTTATTATCATGCCGTTTGTGATGGGTTGTCGTCAGTATAGCTTATAGTAAACTGGATGGTATATTCCTTATCCTCAAACTCCCGATACCTTACAAAAGAATCAGAATCAACTATTACTGTTCTTCGGTCTGTGCGCGAGTTAATAATCTGTACTAACGTGGAGGATTTGATATAAGAAATCGCTTCAAGTTGATCTTGCGTTACATGCTGACTCCTTACCAAAATCTTTTTGAGCGACTTCCTATATGTCTGCTGGCGGTCTAACGTGTCAGCGTACTCTCCATAAGAGACAGGGAAGTCAGGAAACAGGTTCGTACTCTTCTCTCCGGTATCTACTATCTCAGTCTGAAACTCTGATCCAGCCGTAAAGTTCCAGTAGTCGAAGCCCCCTAAATTGTTAAGCCAGCATAGGCGTAGATTGAAGTTTGCGCAATCGCAATTAACATCTATTGTCTTTATTTCTGAGATAATCTCCTCATCGTTATATACCCCTGTTGTCCCGAACACATAAACAACTATACTATCATTGTCACACGATGACGACAATGGTAACCTATATACTCCCTTGCCCTGATAGGCTATCTGTTCGTCATTTATTTCTTGAATAACCCCATTGTTGTATCCAATCATACGGAAATATATTTCTTGATAAGAGGCGTTAGCCCCCCCTTCAATCGATACGCTGTTTAATGTATAGGCAACATTTCCGGGCGGTTCCCCTGAATCGAATCTATCAAGATATAAACCAATATATTTCACTTCCTTATTGGCAATAACATCTATCGTATCATTGATAACAGATACAGACGTATACAGTGTTGCATATACGTCGGATGTATCATCAGTGTAACCTACATACATCCAAACATAAATATTTCCGGTAACACTAAGTGTTAACTGAAAAGTAACAGGGTATGTGCCAGCGGGCCCGCTAAACTCTCTCCTTATAATATCAGAAGCGTCTCCAAATGCTCCATCTCCATTGAGTGTTACTGTTGGCTGATCAGACACGTTCCAGTTGGTAAATGATGTGTCAAGATTCTCCCATTCACTAAGAGACAATTCTGATAATTCAACGTCTATAATGCAACTTATGTCCTGATAACATTCTTCACAAGAAAACAATATTGGTGTTTGAAACAATGTCAGGAATAATCCTAAGAATCCGCCTTTCATAACATACTCGCTTAATTGACCACTGTAAATATTTTTGAATGATAGTTTTGCTTGTACTGCGTTTCCGGTAAACGAATCTTGAGTATAGTCAGACACAAATGAGGCGACGGTGTACCCGTTAGATCGATCGTATGCCTCAGCACTCTCTATGTAATAACTAACCCAAAAATCAATATTATTGGGAAGCGTTCCAAGAATCAGATTGTTCTTTAGCTTCACGTAGTTCTTTAGCACCTCGTTGATAGAGACTCTAACATTGTTATTTGAGTCTGGTATTAGCTTTAGAGTCGATGCGAGCTCTAAAGGTTTTTGCGTGTAAAGCGGATGGCCAACGTCAATTCCTGCATATACTTTAATCAGAATATGATAGCCTGAGTAATACCGAACTACACTTCCGCCAGCAAAACTGTGCTGGGAATTATAAGGAAGATTTATAGTGATTTGTGACGAGGAGGCTTTATCTAAAATTTGCCACACTCCATTTACTTCCTGGCTTGTCGCTCCAATTACCTCAATAAAATCAAGCTCCTCGAATGTTCCAGTATACTGATCTATTATACCACTTGATGAACTTAATGTTAATCTCGTTAATCCATCATCATTTGCTGATGAGTTTACGGTACTCGGAGTTGCAGAATTATTATCTGGATAGACATCTGAAGAAAGCTCATATACAATCGGCAAATGAACACATGACCAAGCAACAGAAGAAGCAACGTTTACCGTTGCGGTAATGTCTTTTATGTAGGCAACCGGGTCGCCTCCCTCTGATCTTGAGATGGTAAACGTTGTAGATGTTACAGACTCTATGTATACAAAACCGTTATAGTCCTCAACATACGACTGAACATATACAACATCATTTACAGACAGCCCGTGAGGTACTGTAGTCGTAAATAGGGCTTCTCCTGAGCTATCGGTTACTGTTGCGGTCATACGTTATTATAAAATTTGTTGTATAGAGATGTCGATAATGTAGATATGTCTGACGGCATAGTATACATTTCACTTGTGACCTGTCCTACTCTGCTAACCTCAAGTATCCTGTTTGATGCGTACGGCGCTCCATATAGCCATCCATTTTGACCCATAACTAAACCCCACCAATTATTCACTTGATTTGGCCCGGTCATTTGTATTTGCCTAGTTGTTAATAGGCGTGAGTCAAATTCAATTACATTAGATGAGTTCTCGGTCGGTGAATAAAACTTCCCGTTAGGAGCAAGTGATCCTGAAAAACAGTCGCTCTCAATAGACGGTATTTCTCTATACGTATCATCATCAGGATTAATCTCAATATATGAGGATGAGTTCGAAGGAAATCCGTATATGCGACCATTCATTCCACAAACTGCGCCCTCCCATTTTTCAGAACTCGGGAATGATCCAATCGTACTCAATGTGTCTGTCGATGGGTCTATCTTTAAAATATATGTTCCAAATCTTGGTACGCAATAAATCATTCCATTTGGAGCAAGGGCACCACCACCAAGAGAAGGATTAGTAAATGATCCCACTGTCGAAACAGTGTCTGTGGATGGGTCTAATTTTAAGATGGTTGTGGCCTGATAAGGTATCCCATACATCATTCCGTTATTAGCTAACACGAACCCATAGTACCTTCTTATGCCAGAGCTTGTATTATCAAAAGCGGTTACTGTGTCGGTCAGCGGATCAACCTTTAAAATGTTTGCATTAGATACTGCATTAAATGGCGGGGCATATAAATTTCCCTGCGGCGACCGGTTGAACTTTGCATGCTTTTGTGCGCTGTTGCCAAGAAAACCTATGAGAGACGTTGTTCTGCTGTTTCTATTCAGCTTGAGGACACTTGAGGAACTATGGGCAGAGAAATAAATGTCTCCGTATTCCGATATGTGTCCACCGGCAAATCCAGCAAACGGCCCGAAGTTTCCGAATGACTGAGAGATGGGGTAATTCTGGCCCGCAACAAGGTCTTTTACTAGGTATCCACGAGGGCTTTTATTCACCGAAACCACGCTTGATAGTTTTTATTACTGTGTTCTTAGCGTCTCTAACGAGGGCCTCCTTTAATTCCGATACTAATTTAAGAAGATTATCGGAATATACTTGACGGCCACCGCTTTTGAACACGCTGTCACCTTCTTTGTTGATCTTGTATGCGATAAATCTGGCAAGCTGAGCCCGCTTCTTCTCAGGAAGGTCTGAACCTATCCCCCGTATCTTCATGTACTCGAGAATGTTTAGATCAAACTCCTGGTAGGTAGTTCCTTTGCGTGGCCCTCTACCGGTTTCAAGTGCGGAGAAGAATTTACGACCTAAGAACCTGAGTGTATATGTTTCGGCCTGTTTTAGAACTACATACTTAACCGACTGAGCTGTCTGTCCCGTGGCTGAATACCTGGATACGTCTGCCTTGATCGACTCAACGCCAAACTTTCCGTAGGTATTTAGTATTTGCTCAATCACAAAATGAAGTAGTGTCCGGTGCGTTGAGAGTAAATGAAAGCACCACCCCTGTCGAGCAGTGGGCGTGTCTCTTAATGAACGGCGTTATTCCTGTCCCTGAGATCGTCGCTGTTGCGTACCCGTCTATGATGTCGTTATACTTCTTCATGAGCTTCCTGGCTATAAGGTCGCATTCATCTACAATGCGCTCGTAGTCATTGTACAGTGAGTCTTGCGCGTCCTTCTTTCCTATGTGTAGTTCAATTGACCAGTTATCGAACGGGGCGATATTGTTCACAATGTCTAAAGAAGTTTCAGGAGATATAAGCCAGATAAACGGGAAGGTAATGTCCTTTGTTGAGTTCAATTCTGTTATCCTGCCTGTCTGGAAGTAGCACGAAGGGCTAATTGTCTCAACCCCATTTTCTATAAACGTTCGTAGTTCTGAGCGGGTCATTTTTTCTTCTTCATTTTATCGTTCATGATACGATAGTACTCCTTGTTCGCTTTCTGACAGTGCGATAAATATATTAAATTATACCTGAATTCGTTCACTGACCATTTGAGTAATTCTTCTCTCCTGTGCCCTGTTTCGCTTTCCATGTATAGGAGCGTGCCGTAAAACCCAAACGCATTAGCAATATTCTGAAAGCCAGCGTTAATCTCTTCCGCAGTGAGATTCGTGGGTGGAAATCTACTTTTATCCCTAGTTTCAATGCGGTCAACTTCGCTAAAGTAAAATTTCCTACGGCCAGCACCTCCCCGGCCGGCGCGTTCCAGAACCATTTACTCATCCATTCCGCTTTCTCCCAATCGTATTCGCCGTACTCTTGAGGGCAGCAGTAGATTGCACAATACAAAGGATAGCGCTTTATCTGATCAATTCCGGAGGCATCCTTATTAGCGTTCAGGTCATTACGCAAGTCCTCATACTGTCCTGTTGTCTCGTATGAAAGGTCTTTGGATACCTTGTACCCTAATATCGTTTTCGGTAGCGACTGAGGGCACGGGCTCTTTAGAAAAGACATGGCAGCCATGATTGTGTCAAGATTTAGAATTTTGACTTTCCTGAGCGACTCTCTGTCTAATCCTGTTACTATCGCAAGGATGTCTATATCGTCTTTTGCCTCTGCGACATCGCAAAACATCTTGAATGTTACCTCTTCCCACCTTGTAGGAAGTTCGCGGGTAATTGTTTCCTTACCTAGTTTGAATGAAAATTTCATCGGTGTGAGCTTATGTATGTCTGTCCTGGTATTATTACTCTCTTGTGATTTGCGAGCGCCAGCGCACAAACAGTGTCGTCATGGACTCCTTCTGGAGCTGTATACCTAACACCTGTCCTAGTATACTCAAACTCAAAAGCCTCCATCTCTTCCCTCATAATTCCATCTAAGATAGTGATATTCCCATTTTGTATTGCGCTGGCCAGTCCTTCCATGATCTGTTGTTTTGAGTTCGATGAGAAGTGAAAGCCCTCTACCTGCGGACACGATCTCTGAATATCCTCTACAATCGGATCACCAACACCAGTTGAATCTATCGCCGTAGGGGTGTATCCTATAATGTCTATTATCCTTCTCCTCGTCTGGTTCCAGTCTGCTTGGAATCGGTGAAACTGGCATATCTGCCCAAATGAGTCTAGTCCTACTATCACCGTCCAATCTACTGACTTTGCAAGGTCTATTCCGAAACATTCCGGTTCTTCGTTTGATTGTGGCCTTATCTGCCTTTTGATGAACTCTACCCCGAATGGGTTTGCCTGATCTTCAAGGTCTTCGGCGAGGTACAGCTCCCTGAATGCTGAGTCTGGCAAGTCCTTCTTTGCTTGAATGATTTCATCCTCACTTAAAATTCCCTCTGCAACAGCATCGTAGGCGGTTATTCGGAAGAATCTGTAATCCGAATCCCCACTGCGAGCCTTGAGGGCCAATTTGTAACCCCAATTTTTTCTCCCTTTTGCGTTCCCAATGAACTTACACTTGCCTCTAGTGCTTGTGAGAGTAGTTCGTAGAGCGTGCCAGCTAGTTTCTCTAGCTCTTGTGAACTCATCAAATACTGCTGCGAACACATCTTCCCCGTAGAGGTTGTCCGGCTTTTCCGCTGACTTGAACCAGATTCTTGATCCTTTTGGTGTTTCGATGTAGAGTTCTGATTCGTTTGATCTGTACACATGGTATCTTTCAATTACGCGTTTTAAACGGTTGAAGGCTATTTTGGCCTGAGAGTACACCGGCGCAATCCACCAGTAGTTCGCGCCCTTCTTTGGAGGGCTGTTGGCTATTTCGAATATCCACCACAGGTGAGAGAATGTCTTTCCAATTTTTGTCGCGGCCTGTGTTACTGTGTACCTTTCGCTGGCTTCTAGTATCTGTTTTTGATAAGAGGCTAATTTTGGACGGATGATCGTAACGTTCATTCAGCATCCTTGAAATTAACGGTTACAGTGCCACTTAAATCCATTGAGTTTTTATCTGATAATCCAAGGTCTCTAGCTATTATATTCGCGTTAAAAGCACCTACCGCGGCCCCTTCAAACTTCTGTGTATAGATTACTCGCTCAATTTCTTCCATGACCGCTAAGAAATCTTTATGGTCGTTAGCCTTGAAAGTCCTCCAATACTGCTCAGAAGCGCCTATATAAACCAAAAAACCTGTTATTGTGTATGGCCTTGCTGTTGGAACTTTGACTGTTGTTCCCACTAGGTCGCCTGATTTAATAGCTTCGTTTTTATACCATGGGTTGTTGTCGCACCACTCGAAGTATTCACAAGCAGCCTCCCACATAAGCTCAGGCGTTTGAAATAGCTTATCCCGTCCGTGTTTTGATCTTAGTTTCCAGAATTGATTTCCTTCGGGTGCTGCCACGTGGAACATGTTTGTTTAAACATTTAAAAACGGAAAACCCAAGCTGTTAACTTGGGCTTCCTAGCCCCTCGCAGGGCCATGACTGTCTTTCGTATAGTTTACGTTGATCATGACCGCAAATTACGAAATGTTTCGTTTTTAGTCAACTTTCCAGTGCTTTAAGTGCCACTTTATTTAATTTGACTTGATCGTAGCGGTATACTTATTATTTTCAAATTTTACCTCATAATCAGCACCTTCAAGCCACCAACAAATCATCCGTCTGTTATCACTGTGGTAATCAAGGAAAAGCGCTCGTTTATTGTCTGACTTAATCAGTGTTAGCCGGTTTTTTGCAAAAAGAACCTTTTCTTTGTGGTTTTTGAATGTGATGCCAATTTGGGCTAACCGGTCGAGTATCTGCTGTTCCCTCTTTTCTATGAACTGAGCGATAAGGGTCTTATGTATTTGTTTACCTGTCATTCCAGTGCCTTTAGTGCCTTCTTACATTTCTTTAAGCTGTCACGCAACAAGGCTAGTTCGGCTTCCTTTTTCTGGATGTCTGCTTCTAGGTGTTCGATTTTCTTTAATGTTAGCTCCTTGAGCGTTGGTTCCTGTGCTTCTTGTTCCATATTTCAAATATAGGTGTATTTCAGTTCATTTTATGGTTGTCACAATAGTATCGTCCAATATGTTATAAGCCTCAATGTTATTGCTGTTTCTTGTCAAATGATCTCTTAAACTCACTGGAAAGAACTCTATCTTTTCGCTCCAGGCAATCAATTTATGATCTGCCTGTTTTGTGAAGCATCCTAAACATAAAGTCTTATCCTTAAACAAACTTGGTACAGAGGCTTTCCAAATGTGATTAGGCACCTTGAACCCGACTGTAATCTCATTCCAGCACATCTTACAAACTTCCCTTGATGGTATTTGTTCCAAAGTGTAGTCTGTGGCTTTCCTTATCTTCTGGATAGCAATCTTTCCGATATAACGGACATTTAAAAGCTGCTCATCAGTAAGTTGTTGCGCTTCTTCTACGGTTGTTATGCCGTACTTCTCGGTGATCCATCGGGACTTGTCCCGACTAAGTATGTCAGTTAGTAGCATTATTTCTGTTTTAGCATATCCAATCCTTCATATATATAACTCTGATCCTGAATAAGTCTGAACGTCTTGACAACTGCGAAATTTATTATCCTGACATATTCAAACTTTAGGCCGTATTGATACTGATCAAGGGCGTTGATTATGTCATTCTCGACTTTATCTGGCTTGCATTCAGCTACTGTTGTTTTGAAAATATAATCTGATACCTTGCTCGCTACTATGTTTGAAATCGTCATGTCTGGCTGATATAAGGTATTGTATAGTTTGCCTATATCAACTATCGAATATCCTACAGCGCAGCTTATTGTAATGGCGTGACCATCACCAGTGCACACCGTCTGAATCGGTAGATTTATAAGCCTTAAGCGCTTCTCCTGAACGTAAACGGCATGAATGAGCGGTATTTTTAGAAATATTCCCTTATCCAGTAGGGTTATTTTTCTCCCTAAAGTGACCCTTATCCCTTGCTCCCATGGCATGATCACAACCCACCATTGAAATATCTTGGTTATGAAGTCTATTATGTCTTTTAATATACTCATAATGTACTTTCCGTTCTTATCTCTGTACCGCCCTCAGGTATACCGGTGCCTATTACGGGCTCTTTTCTTTTAAGTGTTTTGTTTGTACTCAGATAGGAGTTGTGACGCTGTTTTCATTTGACTTGGTAGGTTGTCTGGCTCTTTCCAATACTCACGATGTCCGGAACTATTCATTGCTGTTGAATGAAAGCCTTCGAGGAACTTAGCGAACCCTAACGCAAACTCATCCCGTTGTTTCTCCGAGTAAAATGCAATGTCTGTCTTATGAACCCGGTCGGAACACCAGGACACTTCCTTACATTCTTTGAAGTCCTCCGGACGCTCGCCGTCAGCGTCAACCTGTAGGTATATCTTGTCGGGGATGTTGTTCATATTTCCTACTTATCAAGGGTTACTATTGCGCCATCAGGCATATTATTTAACTTGTAATAGAAGTCCCAATATCTTAAAATAAAGTAAGGAGGCTTGCACACAAAATCTGGCGCGCCCGGCGTATACCCTACTGCTTAACGGGGGCCGAATGTGCTCCTAGCGGGGAATCGGATCCGCTACTCCGACAAGCCTCCTATGCCCTTCTGTCAATTCTTAATAATTGGCTGTGCTGATGCCTCCACCCATTTCTTAATTTCCTCGCGTGAAAACAAAAGTTTACCACCCCTTCGAATGAAGGGTATCTGTTTTTTGTGAGTCATCGTGTAAATAGTCTGCTTTGCCAGGTCGAGCAATTCGCAAACTTCGTCGATGTTGAGGTATGGTTTTATCTTTTCAGGCTGGGGGAGAGCCTGAACCTCGGAGCGGACAATATTTCTCACTGCCTCCAATAATTCATTGGTGCCAATGCCATTAAGAATAATCTGAGAATTCGAATTCATTTGCTTGTCTTTTGTTCTGCGGGCCATTATTCCTCTTTGTATCTGAAAACCTTCTTAAGCGTCTCAACTATAAGAGCATTTCGATTAGTGTTCTTTTTTTTAGCCACTTTATCAATATGGTCTTTAAGTCCCTTTTTGGCTTTAATTGAAATAACCTCTGTTGTAATCATGCTGTAAATATAGGGTATTACGGTAATACCGTACAAGTTTTTAAACAAAAAAAATATTTTAAAAAAAGTATTACCTTTTCTTGCTTATTATCGTAATAGGTATTACCTTTATATCATCAAACAACAACAAAACTTTACGGATATGAACAAGTACATCGCAAAAATCGAAAAAAGAGCAAAAACATGGGGTGGAGATGAAAAAATCACCACTGAATTCTTTGGCGTGCGCGCAAATAACGATGAAGAAGCAAGGAAGGAATTTGAGTCAATGTTATCTCACAACGAGACAATTCTTTATTTTTCTGAACTGAGCAAGGCTTCTAAAGAAGATATTGAAGCATACAATAATGAGTAATCGCACCAGCCGGGCAACCGGCATGGAATTCAAAACTAAAAACTTTACAATTATGAACAGGTACACATCAATTGAATTTGTAACTCTTGAGCACGGCAGGGCAAAATACATTGAATCGATCAGCGATTTACCGGACGATGCTTTGATAGCTAAGGTCAGGGTAATACGAGACAAGAAGTCTAATCGTGAAATATCGCGTGATCAATTTGTGAATAATTGGATTACGGTCAAAGAATATTATAACTCCTTGTAGTTTCTCGTAAAGTTCTACGGGCGCGGGTACTGCGATAGTGCCTTAATTTTAACACAAACAACCAAATAAAAATGAGCTTACTTAACAATTTTCGAATACCATCTCTTATGCACTCAGACAGACGAGACCCGCGCTTTGACGTGCCCCGCGAAAGAAATTTCGAATCACTCGAATTCAGCGATGTGCTAGTAGACGACAACTGTGATAAATTCCCGATCGACATACAGGTCGTATACGAGGAACAGTTTGGAGACTTTGTGGTAGAGTCTTGTCACTTCAAAGTAGACGGCTCACCGGTTATCTCTCTTAAAGACCTGCTAGACTCAGTAATGCAGATCGTTACTGATAGAGTGCACAAGACAGTATTTTGGAATAACATTGCTCCGACAGAGATATGAAAGAACACTTTCGCTTAACAAATATCCTGTTTGCCTGCTCGATGGCGTTTGTGTTATTCGTCATCGGCATGTGCTTGTATATGTTGTACCTTAATGACTTTGTGCTATGAGACTAACCGACCTTAAAGCCATCGAGGCATCACAACGACTCTCTCAACTGCGTGACAAAAGACGCTTGTATGAGAACGAGAAAAGAGACCAGCCTTTTTGGTACTCAGTAGTAGCTGTGTGTATAGCTATTATTATTATACTATCTGTATTTGCAGAAGAAATTGATTTGTTATTGAAATAAAAACATACTATGAGCGAAGTACAGAAACAACTGGACAGAGATAAACTGCTTTTACAGTTACAAGACTTTCACGCTAAGCTTAATCGTGACCCTGATGTAACTGAGCTTGAGCGAACACCGGACGGAAAGGCCAAGACGCTGCCTATATCTTTTGTTGAAATGAATCTTGACGAACTTTTTTTGGGGCAATGGGGCACAGAGCAATTCACCTCAAAGGTTATCGCTAACGAAGTATGCGGCGAATTAGTCTTGTGGGTGATACATCCCATAACAAAGTTAAAGATAACGCGCGAGGGAGCAGCCGCCATCATCATACAGGTAGACAAGGCACCGGAGAACATCAAAGGTCAAGAGCGAAACGAATGGGCCTTAGACCCCCGAAACAAGAAGTCCAACGCTCTTGATCTTGGCTATCCTAAATTAAAGGCTGAATGTGTTAAGAATGCAGCGCAGTCCTTAGGTAAGATATTTGGACGTGACCTCAATCGTAAGAAATCAGATGTCTACCAACCACATTACAAGACGCTATCTGATAAAGGTTTTACGGCACTTGTTGAGCGGATAGAGAAAGGTGATACAAGCGCTTTAGTTTTAGCTGAATCAAACTTTATATTAACTGATGTTCAAAAGGAAATATTAGCTGGTATAGGGCCACAAAAACAACTTGCAAATGGATGATTTCACAAAAGAACTTTTAGAGGCTCAGGAGCAGCGCTCACAAGGATGGAGGGATGCTAGGGCTGGCAAGTTTACGGCCTCGGAGATTTGGAAGTTAATGACTAACCCCCGAACAAAAAGTAAGGATTGGTCAGAGACGGCTATAACATACATCGAAACTAAGGTAGGCGAAGAAATAACCGGACTTGTGCACCAGGAGAGCAACGCTTACCCGCTTGTTTGGGGTGAGGAGCAGGAGCCTATTGCAAAGGAGGTCTTTAAAATTAAGAAAGGTATTGAGATTAAGCGCGCCGGATTTGTCCCGTTTACAGACCATTCTGGCGGGACACCAGATGGCTACATTAACGATGACATTGTTGTTGAAATCAAATGCCCTTACAACTCGGCTACGTTTGTCAGCTATCTTCAATTAAACTCAATGGAAGATGTCCACGACAACTTTCCAAAGATATTTTGGCAGCTACAAGCAAACATGGTTTTCTCCAAGAGAGAGAAGGGTTTGTTTATCGCCTATGATCCGCGGTTTCCTGACGACAGACAAATTAAAACAATAGAGTTTGAGCGTCATGAGGTTGCACAAATGGAGCTACTTGATAGACTGGAACGCGCCATAGAGAAGAAACTAGAACTACTAAAGCTACTCAAATGAGACCCATCCCCGCCTATCCCGACACTCAGCAGAAGCAATACGATAGAAGTATAAGAACATCAGTGATACTTTGTTTTGTCGCCGGCTTCACTATCGCACACTTGTTGTTTGCTTTTGCATGCTGTATTTGCCACTGGCTTGACATTGCTCTGTAAAACATTTTTTAGTAAATTAATGATCTTCGACCACAACAATATTTACGAGCTAGACGGCATCAAGTACAGGTTGATTCGTATGAATGATGATGGCGTTGGAGTATTTCAACAACTCAATCCAGACGGAAGCGACTACGTTACGTACAATAAAAACTCACAAGGAGAAGACACTTATGTAAAAGATAGAGGTAGACGTATCATTTATAACAGGCTTAACCAAATGAAACTATGGACAGATACATTTTAAAAACGGCGCTAGTTACACTTTGCTTCCTGCCGTTCATTGCGCTTATTGTGTTCCTTACAGGAAATGAACATCTGCTTGTAGGGTTCTGGTATGACTATAAATGGTTTGTATTACTACTCGTAGTTCTTATCGGAGGGTCTACGTTGATATATAAACTTGTGAAGAAGAGATGACAGAAAACTATCAAGGAGACATACTTATCTGCAAATACATGGGCTACAAGCATAGCCGCAACGCAGAATGTATACGTGTATTAAGACATGGAGAATCTACCTGGAAATACGCTCGTTTCAATGAATCGTGGGACTGGTTAATGCCTGTAGTACATAAGATTTTAAAGACTGAACTACCTAAAAAAAATGGATGGTCTTATGAATATGTACAACTTGAAGCTACAAGGATTGGTAACTCAGTTGATTTTGTTTATATGAAAGTAGTTGAATTTTTGAAACAGTATAACCAGGCATGACTGACAATCGATAGGATTGATCCAACCAATGATTATAAACGAGGAAATTTAAGATGGGCGACCAGGAAAGAACAATCATTGAACCAAAGAAGAAACTCAGGATTCTGATTGCATGCGAGGAAAGCCAAGTAGTATGCAAGGCGTTCCGCGAAAGAGGCCATGAAGCCTACTCCTGTGACATTCAAGAGTGTTCAGGTGGACATCCGGAATGGCATCTGCAAATGGATGCTTTTAAGGCACTATATGGTCATGGAAAATGGGATTTGGTTATAGCGCATCCTCCGTGCACAAGGATAGCAAATTCAGGAGTGCGATGGCTTGCTAGCAAAGTAAAAAGGCCGGGGTATTCATGGAATGAAGCTAATAAAATCTATTTGCGTAACGATGAAAATATATGGAAAGACTTGTATGATGCTGTTAAATTTTTCAACGGATTTATTTTATACGGAAAACTAGGACATAAGATTGCAATTGAAAACCCTATACCACACAGATACGCAAAAATGGAACTTACCGCTGAATATACTCAGATAGTTAATCTATGGTGGTTCGGACACATGGAGACAAAACAAACGTGCCTTTGGCTATTTGGGCTTGATGAATTGGTCGAAACTAAAAATGTATACAAAGAAATGATGGAATTGCCTTATGCAGAGAGGGCTAAAGTACATTATGCTTCACCTGGTACAAACAGGGCAAAACTTAGATCGGAGACAAGGCCTGGTTTCGCAAAAGCAATGGCAGAACAATGGGGATAATACTATTCATACCGTTTTTAGTCGAGCTTCTTGGTGACGCCTGGCTGATCTCGAAGAAGAAAAAAGACATACACTGGACTGTAAGGTGTATTTTGATTGTGGTTGTTTGTTTGGTTTATGGATGGGGGAGCGCTGGAGAAATTTTGAGAGGGGTTTTGATGGCGCTTACCCCCTATCCTTTATTTGATCCGCTTCTTAACATAATTCGGTTCAGGTCTATCAAAGCATACGCCTACATTGGTCGCACAAAATACTGGGATCGTACTATGCAGCACTGGAAAGATGAGTTCGGAGTAAAGGACTGGATGTTCTTAGCTGCAAGGATTGTTGTTAGTGGTGGATTGGTAAGTTTATATTATGTGATATGAAGTGTGCATTTACATTCAACGGCTATCATTACATAGCGCCTTCAAAGAAGGAGGCAAGAAGGTTTCTTAAGTTTTTCAGTTGTAAATATACTCGTCCATATCGATTTAAAACAAATTGGAGGATAAAGCATATTGAAGTCGCTCCAAGCTATTGTCAAATGATGATAGTTGGACGTGATAACGTTTCGTTTAAAAGTTTCTAACATGACAAAAACACACAAGCACCGCGCAAAGATCGCTAACGACTCTGCACGACCACCGAAGAGTTCTCCAAACGACTACGGTAATAATCCATACATAACCGGTGAAATAAGAGGGGTGGTGTATGAGCCGGAGAAAGAAGTTGTTGATAAAATGACTAATGTACCTGAATGAAGAGATGGCACAAGTGGACTGAGATGGAGCATCGTTTTCTTGTTGAGAATTACGGACTAGTTGGTGATACAAAGCTAGCCGAAATAATGAACAAGAAATTTCCAAAAGGCTATCCGTGGACAAAAAAGCATATTGAAAAGCGGCGGAATTACTTTGGATTGAAGCGCTCTAAGGATCAGGAACACAGACTAAGGGTTTTAAATAATAGTGATGGCAGGCATCAAAAGATGTGGAACACACGAGGTAGAATGAATGAAGGTGAGATTAGGGAATGGAAAGGACGTAAATACATTAAGGTCAATGGAGAAACTATTTTACTTCATCGTTACTTAGCTGGGGCAAGGCCTGGTGATGTTGTTCGTAGTCATGAGGGCATGATTGAGATAATATCAAGGAAAGAAAATCAGAGGCGCAACATAGCTATCAGATTAGCTCAGCCGGAGGAATTAAGAAAGACAGTAAAGGCACTTAACAAACTAAAAAACATATTGAATGGCAAAGAAAATAGAAGATTTAAGGGAAACACTGTTTGAAACTATTGAGCTCGTTAAGTCCGGAAAAATGGATATTGACAAAGCTAAAGCTATCGCTGACATCTCCCAAATACTTGTCAATTCGGCTAAGGTAGAGGTTGATTTTTTGAAGCATGTTAATCAGCAAGGAAATACTGGGTTTATATCTTCTAGCCCGAACGAGCAAAAGAAGTTAAGGCAGTAAATATATTTACACGAAATCAGTTGACAATTAGAATAAATGGTTGTTAATTGAGGTTCATTAAACGCGGTTAATTTGATGCAGGGGAAACGTATTAAATTAACCATAGAACAACATTAACAATTGCCAGCCTGTTTCCCAATATGCTGGCTTTTGTTTTTTATGAGCTACATTTCTGAAATGATTGAGCGAATTACAGCTCAACAATCAAACTTTGAAAAACATCGTAATTACATTTCTATTTCACATTGCTCATTAAGCATTGATGAAATTTTAGATCAGTGGTACAATGGTTTTAAGGATACACACGAAACAAGATTACGTTGTTACAAAGGTTATCAAACTGAGGCGGATTTAAAGAAAAGGATAAAACTTGCCTTTCCTGATAATTATTCAGATGGTGCTGAAGTTTCTGCGTTCGATGGTCTCGTTCAAGGACATCCAGATTTTTTATTCAATGGATGCCCATCCGATTGCAAGTCTGTAGCCATTGACGATCATTTGCCGGTTGGTAGAGTTCCTAGAAAAGTTTACTTTCAAATGCAAGGATATATGCTTTATATGAATAAGCACAAGTCTTTAGTTGTGTATGAATCACGTGCAACTGGTAAAATAATTGACTTTTGGATCACTGCAAATCAAGTAGTGCAGAATGAAATTAACGATAAGTTTCAGCAGATTGTTGATGAAATAAAATCTAATGGCAAATAAACCTTACATGCCACTGATGATGGGCGACTGGGTGAAGGGAACCAGGGGAATGAGGGCTGATGTAAAGGGTGTGTACATCGGTCTACTCATTCATCAATACGACACCGGATACATCCCGAAAGACATTGAAGAATTATCTCTAATAGAACCTGAGGTGCGCAAAGTTTGGGATAAGCTTAAAGACAAGTTTGAAGAGTTCGAGCCGGGGCGACTGCGGAATAAAAAGTGTGAGGAGGTTAGGGCCTTTTGGTCTAAACAACGCTCAAACGGCACAAAAGGAGGAAGACCAAAAGCCAAACAAAAGCCAAACAATAACCCAAACACAAACCCAAAACCTAACCATCATATTGATCTTGATCTTGATCTTGATCTTGATTTAAAAAATAAAAAGGAGTCAGAAAAAATTGATTTCACAAAACCTGACGTTGACGGTGATGAAATCATATTCCCAATCGATACTCCGGCCATGCGAAATCTATGGTCATCCTGGAAGGAGGCCAGATGGAACAACTTCGGGGTTAGGTACGCGATGCACGGAGAACAAGCCGCGCTCCGACAACTGGCGAACATGAATTTTCACGAAATTGAACAAGCGATTCAGCAAGCGATAGCGAGTAACTGGAAAAACTTATACCCTGAGAAAAATGGAAAACAGCATTCAAAAACTACCAAACAACAGCAGTCAGATGCAACTGGCGAGTATCTCAAGCAGTACTACGGTGCAAAAGCTAGTGGCCAATGACTTTGAAGGCTTGGAGAAGTCAGTAGGTGTGTCGATCAAATCAATTTTGGATAGACCGCCAATTTGCATGCTCATGAAAGTTACTGGCGAGTTACCGCCTGAGTTATTCCTGGCGCGTCAACTTCACGCGCTGGCAAACATGGTGAACGTTGATGCGCGACTGAATCTACAACCACAACAGATACCAACAATCGCCGGCGTGTTAATGCAGGAGTTCCCCGCCGAATCACTAGAAGATTTCGTGCTCTGTTTCCGTCGCGGTTCAATTGGTGTGTATGGCCAAATATTCCGGTTAGACGCGGGTATCTTGTGCGAGTGGATGAGAAAGTATCTGGATGAAAAATACACCCACGTTGAACGTCAGCATGAGGAAAAGAAGAAGGAAGGCATCAAACAGGATGAAGTGAACTACGAGGCATTCCGCGAACGTGTTAGCGAGTTCTTGCAGCAAGACAAGAAAGGCTTTTCATCAGCAAACGAGAATGAAATCCAACGACAAAAGCTAAACAACCCTTACGCATACTACCCGGTTCGAGGCGTTCAGATATACGCCACCTCACAAGAACACGCGGAGGCAATAGCGCAACGGATGATCGACAAAGGAGAACTCGAAGAATATTGAAGAAAGACTTAAACAACTAGAATCATGAAACTATTAGCAAAATTAAATTTTATTTACCGGTTTGCTTTCAAGGTTATAGCGAACAGGATTGTACATGGTGATAGACTTGTTCCGTCACACCTTGCTTCACTAGGATTTGTAAAGTCAGGTGATTATTGGATAGAGCATGTAAAGGATCGTGATAAAGTCTGGATACAGTTTGAAGGCAGTTACTACCGCGTATTTCACGGAGAAAATAGAACTTATATTGCTACAGAAAGCTCTCTCGCTTGGTTTGAGAACTATTACACGTTCATTCATCCTGATAACGGAAGGTACAGTCTAGCTAAGATATGAATACGAAAAGATGTTAATGAGGTGGAAATGACAGAGTACGAATGGTTACCCGCCCCGGCATTTCTTACAAAGGTTAAGTTGTTGCCGCTTATTCCGAAAACAGCAGACGTTGACGTGTGGCTCAAGAATCTTAACAGGGCAACACGTAAGGAAAAGAACCCTGATCGTAAGCGGAGAATGAAAATAATCAGCGAGGAGATCGAAAGCATAAAGGATATGAAACAATCAACAACCCGTAAGTCCCTCAGAGACCAGGCAGACAGACTATTTAGCGAGTACATACGAAGGAAATACGCTACATCAACAGGGTGGGTAGACTGTAAATGCGGTTGTGGAGTGAATGATAAATGGAAAAATATGCAGTGCTCACATTATGTAGCTAGACACAACGACTCAGTCCGGTGGGACGAGAGAAATGCTGTGCCTGCGTTTCGAATATGTAACTACTACGACCAAGACCATCAGAAAAAAATAGCTATCTTCATAAACCGAAAGTTCGGAGAAGGAACAACAGACGAACTAGAGCGTCTCGGAAAGCAGACAGTAAAGTTAATGCCATTTGAGATTCAGGAGATTATAGATGACCTTAAGAATAAAATAAAAGCGCTATGACGAAGCAGGAATTAGCAGAGAGACAAAAAGCACTAGACATTGCGAAATCGGAGAACGAATGTAGCACTTGCAGGTAACGGTTCCGTGCTTTGCGATGTGGCGGTTTCAAAGCACTACACTTTTAATTAACACAAATGTTTAATCAAGGCACTACACATCAATTTTGCATTTCACCCGCCATTAAATAAAAATTAATTATGGATAAGATTAAAGAATTAACAGACTTTTATATGTGGATGCAAGAAAATGATTATGACCACAACATAAGAGCAAGAGTTGAAAGAAAAGCAGAAATATACTTAAATAGCATTAACGTAGGGCAAAAATTACCTATACACAATGTTAGCAATCTGTTATGTGGCTCTTTCGACCCTGACAATAGTACAAGTAGCGCAACAAAGTGTAAATGTGGACGTGAAAAGTGGGAACACCCAAAAGCCACATAATTGTGCATAACGTTTTGTATATGGCACGTAGCCACCAACAGACCTAAGTAAAAGATAAAATAATTTAATAACCGCACATAGTTTCAAAAATGGCTGACAGGCTATGTGCTATATACTTTGTTAGCCACCGTTTTTATTATGTGGAATCAAAAAAGATACGAAGAAGTAAAGGCTAAATGTAAAGCCGATATTGAAAGCAAGCGTAAAAAACCATACGACTATATGCTTGAATACAAAGAAATGGTAAAAGTAGAAGATTATGAGGCTTGTAAGGCTATTACAGAAATACTAAAGCCTTTGAATTATGATACAGCAGATACTCACCCGCACATAGCTTCCTTAAATGGTGGCTAATGTATCTAGTGTATAGGTAGTAAAAGCGCGAACACAAAATTAAACTATGGAATATTGTATCACATGCGGGGCGGCTGAAACCGAAGATTGCAAAAACAATGATGATTGTGATTGGAGAGGAATGTCGTCTGAAAAACTTGCCGAAGAGTTGACGCAAAAATTATTACCGTGTCCTTTCTGCGGTGGGAAACCACATGAATCTGTTTTCTTCTGCGGGTTGGCAAGACCGGGACACTATGAGGTAAAATGTATCAACTGCTCAATAGTAATTCGGCAAGACCGACAGGACAAACTTATAGGTATGTGGAATACGAGGCACACACTATGACGCGATTTTATTACCTATACACGGTGTTATGTGCTGTATTGCAGGCGGGTTGGGGCAAGCCACATGCGGGGAGGATGTGCGTAGCTCCGCTGGCGTGGCTTGTTCAGAGGAGCAATATTGCACATAATGGAGGACGTGTTTATTTCAGTTGCGGCCTAACCGAATCTTAATTTGAAACCAATAAAAACTCAAAATTATATGCAAGACGAAAAAGTAAACAAACAACTCCTTTCAGTATGGAACAAAACTGCTGATGAAATGAATTGCGCAAACTCATTCACAGCCTTACATGTGATGTTTGATGAAGACCACATGGAAGACCCAATCTATTTTTTGAAGTCTTTCATTTATCACTTGACACCTGATAAACTCGAAAAACTAAAAAAGTTGGTAGGTGACGAATATTGATTGGCCGCAATTGAATAAACATGTTGTTGGCAGAGCAGTCGGTCGCACGTGTGATGGGGGCGACTGTATTTTGCGAAGGGTTGGCGAGTGTGGCGTGAGCGATGGGTTTGAGCAGCGCGGGATGTGGGGTTTGGTAGCAGCCACACCTCAGAGCGCAAAATATTGCTGCCAACGTTTTGCAGATACCCGAAGGAGGGGATTAAATAGTAATAACTTTCAAATAAGCATAAAATGAAATTAAAAGCACAACAGTTAAAATTTACACTAAAACCACTCTTTTGGGTATGTGCTGTTATAAGCAGGTTTTTTTGTAAGCACAATTATCTATGGGTAAGAAATGTTTACGGTGATGAAATCTATATGACAGGTAACTTCAAGAGAAGTTGGTGGAAATGTAATAAATGTGGTAAATGGCAATCAAGAGAACAACTTTATACAAGTGGTCGTTCTTAAACTTGCTTATAATGTAGCAAGTGTATGAGTATTAAAATTTGCGAACACTGACTTAACTATGGAAAACAATAAGCCTTTGAATTTAAAGCCGAAGGGCGGGTGTCCTAAACTTCATTCCGGTCACATGGAAGTAGCTGTCGCGGAACTTATCGGAGGGCTATAAAATCGTAGGGCAACTTAACAGATAAACTAAACTATGAAAAACGAACCAAAAAAAATTCTAATTATTGGCGCGGGGGAAGGAGGGAAAACTGCTTTGCTCCATCAAGCAATGAAAGAGAAATTTGGTGACGATGTTGTTTTGGTAACACCTGAAGAAGCACAGGCGCAAGGATTAAAAGAAGATGACTTTGCCAATATTCCAAGAATGAAAATAACAGCGCCACCGGTTTTTGAGGTTGCTAAACTTTACGGGCATGAAATGTCAGGTAGAGAGAAACGGAGAGAAAGACGTAAGAAGGAACGACTCAAGCGCGGTGGCAAATAATTAGAATTTTTTTGTCTCACGAAACGACCTATGAAAAGCGCCCTTTCCGTTGCCCTATGTTTTATAGCCCTTGTTATGCAAGCCGAAGCGTCCGGCATGTGTGATGGGGGCGGCAGTTGCCAAAGCGGGGAGGTTGCCTTGCACGTGTGCGAAGGTTCTCGGGTGGCCTCCGTGCCAGCGCAAGGCAATTCGTGGCATTGGCAATTGTGCATAACAAGTTGATATAGGAACATTACCCGTTTGTAAACGGATTAGCGCTTGAATATAAGCGCCATAACAGCGAGGCCCATAACTGAGATTATAAACCATATCCACCACGGTATCGCAGGTTTAATCACTTCTATCTCGTTATTGACACGTACAGGCACCTTTTTGATAATTGTGTCAGCAACGCACTTTCCTTCAACTCTGAGCGTATCTAATTTTCGAACTACTCTAACCACTAGCCTTTCCTTTTCTATAACCACCGTGTCCGAATCAAGCAGAATAAACGATGTATCGACAACAACCTCAGGAACGGGTATTTCGATTGTATTCCAGATCGTATCCTTTCCCCATTCTGCCCCTAACGCCTCGGCCTTAAGTATGTGCTTCTTCGCCTTATTCAGATGTATAGACGCCATCCTGGCCGGGCTACATGCCACCGCAACAAGGACTATCAAAATAGCCAAATTTCGCATAGTCAAATATACGTATTTTAAGGCTCTTAAAAATAAAGTAAAAAAATATTATAAAGGACTTGACTTGTATAGTCAAAATGTACTATCTTAGTATCCTAATTAAACGCTAAAGCAAAATGAACGCAAATCAAATCATCACATTTAAGAGCAAGTTTGAGGCCGAACAAGCAATACGATTATCTTTTGGTAGGCTTATTCAGATTGGCAGCCGCCCATTTCAAAAAGGAGATAACGAAACTTATGAGTCTTGTAAAGCTATAATGTTAGCGGCTGATAAATTTTTACGCACAACGTAGGAGGTGTTTATGCAGAACAGGGGCACACAGATAAACAAGGGTGATATAGTTCGTCATAGAAACAACATGATCCACGAAGCCTACACCACCGGCATAGTCTTTCAGCGATACTATAAGATAGTACATCCTGATCGTAACTACTCCGCCGGGCAAGCCTTACGGCAATCAAAGCAGGATAATAAGATAGACATAAAAGTGCTCCGGTCTGTTTTCGATCAGATACTTAGAGAGCAGAAGAAACTACTTAAAAGGAATAATTGATTTTAATCTTGCTTCTTTTCTTCAATGAAAGGATTTTTTCTTTTTGCTACATCCATGATCAGCTTAATGATGTAATCGTAAAAAGCACTTGATGCACCTAGCGCAGAGAAAAGCATAAAGAACTCATACGGAGTCTCTAGGTTAATCCAATCCATGAAAAACATTACTATGCCCATAGCAATACCTACTATTAACGTAAGCCACTTTGGCCCCAGGTTGATACCACCAAAGAACGGATACCTCACGCCTGCGGTTAGTAGATTAACCCCTAGCATGTAAGCAACGTATGGGTACTTATGTAGAAACTCAAATAATGCTTCCATATCGGTAAATTGTTTGTTACATTTGCTTAGAACAAAGCTCAAGTCTAAAAAGCTCTCAGGCAGGCGGTCGGAGGGCTTTTTTATTTGTCTCCTGTCATGTGATCGGTTGCGCTTTTAATATCATCACCGGCTGACTCTAGTAGCTTCTTAGTTTCATCCGGCTCATTTCCAGTTGCAACGTTCACAACATCCTTAACCACGGCAACAGGCGTAATTGCAACCTTTACCGTAGCACTGATTAAATCCGAAATTAGTCCCATATTTATTTTATTAGAAATTGTTCATCTCGTATAGTTATGAATGCCCTGTTTACTTCCCGTTCTTCTCCCCTATGCTTAACATGTACAAAATCAAGGTGATTGTAGCATTCAAGATACCATCGCTTCCATGTTTCTGCGCTACCGCTAAGTGAGTGCTCGCCGTTGATCGTCTGCGGGCCGTCTGAAAGCAAAATGCACCCATCAGTCCAGTGCTCATTAATACCCGGATGAACATAAATGTATTTGAAGTTTGGAACATCTTGTAGTTCGATGTGATACTTAAAGTACGAATATCTTTTTCTGTACTTTTCAGTGAGCGGTGAGTCTACCTTTCTTATTTTAAGTTCATACCGTCCAGCCGGAATGCGGGTTTCACCTGACAGCTTATCATCTCTGTGCTCATCTTCCAGTGTGTGCCCAATGTGGAATAGTCCTTGTGATCCGATGCGGAAGAACAGTCCGAGTGTTGACTTTCGGTTGTCGTAGTAGCGTTGTAGTAGGTATTCGAGGGTCATATCTTTTGAAGTCTGTACTTTCCAATCACCTTTCCGTTGTTGATTTGAGTCACTGAAATAAGTGTATTGTTTATGAACATATATTCAAATTCTATTGTCATCCCCATATCCATGTTTTGATTATCAATCCGATCATTGTAAGCCCCATCACTATGTACCAACTAAAGGGTATGTACCAACCTGGTGGTTGAGTCTTAGTGAATTCCTTCAATTGAAATGAGTAGTAGAAGTACGGCGAGCAATACGAACACACAAAGTCAATAATGAACACGCCGAACAGGATGCAATGAACCTTCCAGACGGTAGAAGGATTTTCCATGTACTTTGTCAGCGCGAAAATAAAGTACATGATCAGACTTGAAATGTAGAAAACGTAATTCACTACCGGTAGACGGTAGTCATTGAAGGGGAACCCGATAGTCTTTCCGGAGTCGTTCAGTAACAAGTACGAGAACGTAACTAAAAATCCGATAAAGATAAATACCTGTTGTTGTAGCATATTAATTTCCGCCTCCAGGTGGCGGTGGCTGCTGACCGCCGGGAGGACTTTCAAGTGTACTTTCTTCCGTTTCTTTCACCGTTTCCTCTACTTCATCTGTTGTTTCCTGTACAGTGGTTTCGTGATCTTTTGGAGATTCTTCTTTTTCAGTCTCGTTTTTCATCGTTATTGTAGATGTGATTTTTTATCCAATTTTTAACTTTTTCGCCTTTATCTGTTGTCGTAAACCATGCTTTGAGTAACCCAAGCAATAACACCACTATACACGTGATGCCGCTAATCCAGATTAGCGTAATAAAGACCATGACAGAAAGTTACTAAAAGTTTACCTGTTGAGCAATTGTGAAAACCAGTCCACAACAAAATCTTTGATTGTCGCTACCGCAGCCACGAATCCAGACAGCCACAGCAACCATTTAGCCGCCCGCTTGGGGCTAGATTGTATTCCGTCTTTCCACAATGACAATTCCGCCAGCTTCTCAGTAGACTTCTCGAAAGCCGGGATAAACTTCTCAACTGTCTTTTCCAGCTTATCAACTGATTGTCTTAATGACGACATCTCTTCTATTTTCATGTGTTGAAATTCCTCATCTGCTTTTTGTCGATCATATAGCCCCCATTCTTTTGTAACAGGGTCACCGAAAACAACCCGATTAAGCTCGCGAATAGCGTTACCCTGTTCCCCCTGCTTTTCCAGGATCGCGTCTAGCTTGCGGTGTATCGATCTGTCGTGCTCGCTCAAAACCCGTTGATTATATAGCTCGTGTATGTTTTTGTCGCTCACTTGAAAACAGGTGTAACAGTTACATTAATAGTCTGCGATGGAGGATCGTATATCCATACAACACCTGGGCGGGGATCAAGGACTATATGATTGCTGCTGGTCTGATTGATGTCAAGACGAAAGGTCTGATTCAATGCAGTGCGCCTGATGTACGCGTAGTAATATGACCCGCGCTGAAACATGAAAGTTTGTGTGCCTGCACCATCTGAAATAATAGGCCTTTTTGTTGTAAACTTCATTGGCACGATGACGAGCATTTGAGAAGATGTGACTGACAATTCTAAAGATGGATTACTGGTCGTATCTACACTGTCAGTCGGGAACTCGCTGAAACGGACAAATGCTTCAATGCTCTTCGCGTTATCAGTATACACACCAATTTTAAACCGTCCAAGCGGCATCGGCACAGAGAAGGTGTTTGCTTGAAAAATTTTCTGTGTCACCTGCTTACCATCAGCGCGTGTGGCTAC